GCATCGTCGGCCAGGTCCTGCAACCAGGCGTGCAGGGCCAGGACCGAATAGACCTCGGTCGAGGCCCCCGCCTGCCGACGGATGTCGCCGGTCGCACTGATCTGAAAGTCTGTGGCGATAGGCATGGGGATTTACTCGTCCAGCTGTTGGTTGGCGGTGACGGCACCGCCAGAGGCGGTCAGGGTGGCGGTCGTGCGCCATTCTTGATACGCCGGAGAGCCGGTCGCCTTGCGGACGACGATCTCCACCGGGATGTCGGCGGTGTGCGTGTAGGTGTAGGCGCGGCTCGTGCCTGCGACTGCCTCGTTAACCAGAACCGCCTGCGTGTCCGTTCGACGGATCAGCAGGCGCGACCCTGCGACCATGCCGCTCACCGTAAAGGTCGCGCTCACCGCATTGTCGACGGTGATGTTCGGCCCGCTGTTCACGAAGGTCACACCCGGCTGAACCTGAACCGTCACCGCGCCGCCGCTGGTGTTGGTCAACGTCAGGGTGCCGCTGATTGTCGCGCCGCGAAGGTCGTATGTACCCGCCGCCGTGAACCGCATCGTGGCGGTTTCGAGCTTGGGAGAATAGACGCCCGTGGTGCCGCGCACGACGATGCCTTGAAGCGTACAGGTCGCGTCTGCACCGTTGGCAAAAGAGATCGTGCCAGACGTCTTGAGGGTGCTGAATTTCGCCCCGACCGCAAGCGTTGTGCTTTTGATCGTAACCGTGTTCGTGCCGGTGTTGACTGCAAAGGCACTCGCAGCCGTCGCGTCAACAACGACATTGAGCGCACCCAGGTCAAGCGTGGTGCCTGCCGCAGCGGCGACCTGAGTGGAGGCAGTCGGGAAATTGACGTTCGCGCTGGTGACGTTCCAGAATTTCGCGGCGTCGTAAAAATTGTCTAGCGTGGCTACGCTCGTGAGCGCGCCCGCCGCAGAGCGACTCAACGTGACGGCAGAATCGTTCACCATCGCAGGCTCAACAACCGAGCCACCGATGCCGCGCATAGTGACCTGATAGACAGCAGACAGACTCTGATAAGCCCGCACATTCCATGTCGCCACATCGCCCGCAGCGAAGCGCAGAGTAACGCTCGATTGATTGTCAGGCGAAAAACCCGTCTCAATGTTGTCGATTACCACCTGCCCACTGGCATTGGTGACGCCGAGACTTTGCACGGCGGCATTGCTGATCGTCCAAATCACCGCGTCCTGAATTGCCACACCACCAGTCGTTCTCACCGTAGCGGTGAGCTTTTGAGTGACGTACAGCAGCACGGTGCCCAAGGAAGCATCAACCACAACCATCGTTGTCCCGACCGCGCTGTTTTTGAAAGTGACGAGCAGCGTTTGTCCTGCCGGCACAGCTTTCGCAATGTCAAGCTCACTTCCCAAAGCACCCGCGTAGTCTTCGATGGTAAAGGCGCCGCCGACACCCGTGCCATTCGCGAGGCCCACGACACAGCGCCACCAAAAACCCTCGAAGCCCTTGAATACCGCCGGGCCTTGCAGCATCTGGAAAGTAGGCCCGCGACCAGTGTTGTTGACATTGGTCACGTTGATGCCGCGATCACCAATTGCCTTGAGGGCGAAGATCGAAACCGTGCTGCCCGGCTTGAACCAAATGACCATCGAACCGCGACGGCTGTCAGTCACCGGCTTGTTTCGCTGCCCATCAAAGCCAATGTTCGCAATCGAGCCGTTGTCAAAAACCATGTCGGCCCAGTGATCGATTGTCCCGCTGATCCAATCGAAACGCGCACCGCTTGAAATTGCTAGAAAGCAAGTCGCCGGGGCGGGGTTAGTTGCTGGGGATGTCGCCCCATCGCCATCGGCGGTGCTTCGCCCGTACTGACCTTTCTGATAAATCAGTACTTGCTGAGAGATCCCGTCCGTGTATTGCGGGGCGCTTGACCCGGTGTAGTTGACAATGTTGGTGTACCTGCACCCAACCACCAGAACGCCGCCACTTCCCACGCGAAGCACCGGCTGCGTTGCGCTGATCGCGTTCTGCCCGATCACCAGTTGCTCGTTGTGACCAAGAAGGGTCGAGTTGATCTCTCGCTGACCGCCGATAATCAGCGTCCCGTTGACTTGCAGTTTGACGTTATCGCCCAGCAGATACACGACATACCCGCTTGAGGCGTCGAGACTCGTCGTTGTCACACCGGCAAGGCCGGTCAACCCCGCGAGGCTTGCATCACCACGCGCAGCCGTTCCTGACTGGCTCGAAACGAATGTGATCCCCGTGCCTTGGGCGCTCTGCAAAACGTCGAACGTCGTGCCAGTCGCAGCAGCCACCATCCAATTGCCGTTGTAGCTGGTCGTGCCTGTGATGCGGACGACATTGCCCACAGCATAGGATTGTGTGCAGGTGAACCGCACACCGCCCGCAATCGAAGTGGCCGCCGTGATGGCAATGCCAGCCTCGTTGGCTTGCGTGATAATGGAACCGGCGACCGAGAACGGCATTAGCGGCACTCCCCCGAGATCGAGGCGCTGTCATAGTTGACGGCGGTGGTGATGGTTTGGTTCGCCATGCCTAGAAGTCGGAGTAAACGCTATAGCGGCGCTGGAGGCCGCGCTGGGGGAACTCAGTGCGTAGGACGCCGACGACGGGTTTGTTGCCTACGCGGATGGCCTCAATGGCCTCGTCAAACAGGGCCTTGAACGTCACCAGGGCCTCGTTGTCCCGCAGGAAGGGGCCGGCAGCCATCAAGGCGCCGTAGAGGTAAACGTCAGGGGCGTCCGACAGCAGCCAGTTGGTCGGGGCCGCGTCCGACAGGGCCGGGACCTTCCGCACATAGGCCAGGGAGCCCACGTAGGTCTGTTCCGGCGCGGGCCAGAGTTGGAACTGGTCGCCAATGATGGTGACGAACTTGGGCGTGTTGCTGACGCTGTTTTCCGCCAGCGCCGCGCTAAGTTGCTCCGGCGTCGCAAGCATCAGTTCGAAGGCGTTGCCGCCCACGTCGGTGATGCGGAAGGACTTGAACTCAAGGAAGTCGCCAGGCAGGGCCAAGAAAGCCGTGTTGATGCTGGCGCCGGTCGTGACAATGACCTGCTGCTCACGAGCGCGAAGGTCACGGTTGATGCGGGTCTCAGCCAGCGCGATGAAGTCGGGAACCTGAGCGGTGAGGTCCGAACGGTTGAGCCAGCTCGCGATCGCTGTCTGGAGTTCGGAGTAGGTCGTGATGGCCATGCGGTCCCCCAAAAGAAAGGGGAGAGGCCGTAGCCCCTCCCCCCCTGTCGATCAGCTGGATCAGCTGTTGTGGAGACGCGCAGCCAGTTGGGGCCGGAGCGTCTTGTAGCCGTAGAGGACATCCAGACGAGTGGGGAACTTGTCGTTGTTGATGTCGTACTGGCGCACCACACGCATGGAGATGCCGTCCATGACCTCGCGGGCAGCAAAGTCCACGCCCGAGGGCATGACCAGGTCAGCCGTGGCGAAGGCGAAGGCTTCCTTCTGGTAGACCAGCGAGGTGCCGACAGCCGTGGAGGCCGTGCCAGCGAAGGTGATGGCAGCGGTGGCCGAGGTGGTCGGGATGACCACGTTCTGACGGCCGCCAGCCAGCACGATGGCCGGGGAGAACGACACAGAGCCCGCGCCGCCGGCGTAAGCCGCCGTCACCACGAACTGCTGCGGGGTCGCCGTGTTGGCCTTGGTCTCAGGGTGAACCGCGAACACGTTGCCGATGGTGAACACGTCGCCAACGTTCATCGCGCCGGTGCCGGTGGCCACGGTCATGGTCGAGACCGGGTTCTCCGAGATCGGCAGGACGCCCACGAGGGTGGAGGTCGTGTAAGCCGCCGAGGCAGCGCCACGGGTGTGCTTGCCCCACATGGTGTTCTCGACGAAGTCGAAGCCGGCGGTGCGGCCCATGTAGCCTTCGCGGTACTGCTTGGACAGCCCCGTGGTGTCGTTGAACAGGGCCTTGAGCGCGTCAACGAAGTTGGCGTTGTCGAGGGTGTTCAGGTTCGCCGTCCGGTCGGTGAGCGGGGCGAGGGCGTTCTGCAGGAGCGAGCGCCCCTCCAGGACCTTCGCCAGCGAGATGGCCGAGCCGCCGTTCCAGACGCTTTGGAAGACGTCGCGGTACATGCTCATCGCGTCGGCCTCGATGGAGGCCGCCAGGACGGACATGGCGGGGTTGAGGATGCGCTTGGAGAAGTCATCCAGCGACAGGGTCAGGTCCACCGAGGTGAAGTTCAGGTCAACACCGCGCTGGGTGGCGACCTGAAGCGTCACGGACTGCTCCACAGTGTCCTGAGCGGACAGGGTGGCGCCGTTCCGGACGGTGTACTGGTTCGGCAGGCGGATCTTGAGCTGGTCGCCGATCTTGGCACCGGACTTGGCGAACGAGTCGTCATAGTCGCGGACGATGGAGCCGACGAAGTTCAGCTTCTGGTGCAGGACGCGGAGGGCTTCGCGCGTCACAGCCGTGGGGGTCAGGATCGTATTGGGCACGATCAGGTTCCTTCTTGGGAAGGCGCGTCATCTCGACGGGCCGTGATGTTGTTGGGGGTCAGCGCCCGCCGGCCTTGGCCAACTGGGCGTTTCGACGGCGCAGCCATTCGTCGCTCGG